ATATTGTCGATAATGTAATGTTTTCAATACATCGCTCACATTCTCTCATTGAACCATATACACCCACAACTTCATCAGTTTCTTTATCTAATACTTTAACATATCGAGATTGTGGATTATTTTCAGCTTTTTTATTAATCAGCAATCCATCGGCAACAGCTTTTTGAGTATTTTTTTGTACTGTTGTCCAATAAAGATTTGTGTAATGATTATTTTGTTTATTATTATCATAGTGACCAACACTCATATATTCCTTTTCTGGTTCACCGATAAAATGTCTAGCTACTAATTTATGAACCCTAAAAGCTGTCGCTTTCCCATTTTTATACAAGTTTATGTAAATATAGCCATTATTCTTATTTATTATATTTCTCAATATTTTTTTTGATTTAAAAGAATATATATCCCCATATTCACTAATTGTATAAATTCCCTCATAATCTTTTATTTCAACCCATTTTATATTTTCATCCACCTTATCATCCCCATATGATAGGTGAGCATGAGAATAATATATAATTGTTAAATAAAATACACGGTATTACCACTATCCTTATTACAGGACTTAGGCTCTCTTACCAGACAATTTACGTCTATGACCGTTAGCTTATCTTTTTTTTGATAAACCCCAAGTAATCAACTCGGAAGATGAAGTTTATTTTTGCTATGAGTCACCTCATGCCCACCCACAGATTTTAGGTGATCCATATAATCCAAACCCTAAGCCTGTTTCTTTTTTCCATTGATCACAAGCTTCTCGTAATCGTTTTAAGACTGCTAATGCAAATTCTTTCTCTTGTGTATGTGATTTTCCAGTCATTAATTTCGTTACTTCATATAATCCAATATATCCTAATGAAATTGTTGAATATCCATCCATTAATAACTTATCAATCGTTTCACCTTTTTCTAATCGTGCAATCGCTCCGTATTGCCAATGAATAGGTGACACATCAGAAATCGTTCCTTTTAACGCATTGTGGCGACACATTAACGCTTCATAACATAATTCTAATCGATTATCGAGAAGTTTCCAGAACTTATCCATGTCTCCATTAGCAATAATACCGATTTGAGGTAAATTTAAGCTGACTACCAACGCATCACATTTGATACGTCTGACTATATCATATTCTTATTGTCTATTACCAACAATAAGAACCCTCGCACTTCCAAACAAGGAATTTCACCTTGAATGTACTCTACTCTGTTACTCTCTTAAATATTTCTTTTAAGATACCATTTCGATAGTCGATTGACTTCCTTTTATATAGATATAAAAGTTTAGCACAGGATAATCAAAAGACTTCCCCTGTTAGCATAGCTTCTAACAATCATTTCCTAATGTTCCTTAGTCGTAAGCTACACACCCTATACTTATAGGTTCACGAGGTTTTCTATAAATATCACTATTCATAGGGGCAATTAAAATTTACCCTGATTAAAGCGCCCCTCAAATTTATATTCTCCGTTTTCATCTTTGAATGGTGACAAAAATGATCGACACAACCTCTTGTGAGGTTGGACTATATCATATTTTGTACATCTATTACCAATGTACAAAACCTCGGCACTTCCATCAATGGAATTTCACCATTAATGTACTCTACTCACTTCTTCACTTAGAGATTTCTTCTAAGCTATGTTTTCGATAGTCTCTTGACTTTTCTCGGTATACATTTTATAACCACTTCTAGTTATATTCCCTTTACACAAAGTACCCCTTGAACACTTTAAAGTCCTCTCCATTTCAGCCAAAGATTTGAAATGAAGAATTTCATTGGAATTGACATTAATCACACTAACTGATATTGCATTTGGTGGTAAATTCCCTTTTAGTGCTTTGGACAGATTTTCAACATGAGTTTCTGATTTTTTCTTGCCTTTTAAGCCTTTGCTAATTTTATCTCTATGTTCCTGTGTTATAATTCTTCCCTTTAGTTTCATAGAAAGAGAAGTTCTTTCTTCGTCTGTATAAACTTTTCCATACATAGGATTATTTTTTCCAGATACATCATGTGTTTGCCCACCAATTCCACCCTTTATTTCATTGTATCCAATATCATCCCTCATTGTATTATAAAGAGCAATTAGTTCTACTTCTTTTTCGAATGCTTCTTTTTTATTTTCACACTCATACAGCACTTCAAAAGAAAAGTTTGAAAATCCATATTCTAATATTGCATCATGAAATCTACTTTTATCTTTCTTAGCATGGTTCTTATGCTCATTCATTCTTCGTTTGAGGTTATTGGTAGCACCAATATAAATTTTGTTGTTTACGATATTAGTTGCTTTATATACTACATACATACAATCCCCCCAATTTATATATATGTATACCGAGACTTAGCACAGGATTATTCTAAATAAGACCTCCCCTGTTAGCATAATCATTAAACACCATTTCCTGTGTCTACTTAACGTTAATTATACACCCCACATTTGTAGGTTCACCGAGTTTTACATGGGCAGTTTTATTTACCCATACAACTAAATACATTACCCTCATAGATTTTTTTCATTTCTTTAGCAGAAATATAATCTGGATATAAACGTTTTGATGTACACTTTGCACATAGTTCAGTGATGTAATCATATTTACCACCCTCTAAGCAGTTATGTTCATGTAAAACATAAATTAATTTAGGGAATGTTGGAGTTGTATAAACTCCTTTTTCATTTTTGATGCCTTGAATGCGTTGCTTAATAATTTCTTCAACAATTAAAGCAACCTCTTCTACATATTCATCATCTTGATCAATGTTTAAGAATAATGTGACAAAAGGTGACTGACCATTTGTGGTTTGAAGCGTATTAATTTGATATTGAATAGTTTGTACACCACATTCTAATTCTTTTTTGTATAATTTTTGAACTGCTTCCTCTAATTCATTAGGATCTGTAAACGTATCCTTTAATAAATTATAGTATCGATCATAAGATCGTCTTAAATATTTTCCTAAATGGCGCACATCGATTGATTGACCACCGTATTGAGTGCTAGCCACCTGTGCAATAATTTGCGTTGTTACTGTACAAGCCACTTGAAAACTCTTTGGACTTTCAATCATACGTTTATTAATAACTGTTCCATTATCTAACATATCTTTAATATCAACTAAACAACAGTTAAACATAGGTTGCATGAAGTAGTCCATATCCAATACTCTTTATGAGTATCCGACTATATCATATTCTTAGTATCTGTTACCGATATTAAGAACCCTTGCACTTCCATCAATGGAATTTCACCATTAATGTACTCTACTCACTTACTTACATAGGGTTTTCTCCTATGCTACGCTTTCGATAGTCTGTTGACTTCCTTTTATATAAATATAAAAGTTTAGCACTGGATAACCATAAGACTTCCCCAGTTAGCGCAATCACTATATGTCATTTCCTACATATCCTCAACGCTGATTGCACACCCTACACTTATAGGTTCACAAGGTTTTTCAATAAATATCACTATTTAAAGCCACAATTTTATTTATGGAAATGTAAGACACCACTATCATGCGCCTGTACGATGTGAGCAGGTAACAATTTACGTCTTGTAATATCCTTAGAGATCTCCCCTGCAATCAAATCACGTTGCGTTGAAACAAGCACACCATCTTTATTCGAGTTTTCATTTAGAACATCTGAATTTGTTCGATCTAATAAGCCTAAAATACTTTCATCAGTCGTATTTGCTTGTCGTTTGAAATCTTGTACAGCTTTATATTCAAAATAAGATCGTGCTGTTTCGAACTGTTTATAATGAATTAATCCATCAAAAACATAGTTTTCAATTTCAGAAATTGTTACAGTGCTGTCTTTGTAATATTGTTCAGCTTGATCAGAGATAGTGTTAGCAATTTCCTCTTCAACTACTCCGCTACCATATTTCATAGCTTTCATGATTGCATCATAGATTTTTTTCTTTTCAAACTTAACTTTTTTCCCATTACGCTTAATTACATAATTCATTTACATTCCCCCTTTTTATAAATAAGATAAAATTAAATCCGCTGTTTGATCCGCTGTTAGTCCACTATTATTAATAATGTGCTTCTCAAAATTGGTTTCAATTTCATCAAAAACCTTTAAATATTCATCCTGTTGTTTTATACTGTTTTCCACACTATGTTCAACATATTGAGCCTTATCACGCATTAATCGTTGTTCAAAGTCTGATTTATTTGCTACTAATAAAACAAAATGAATATCATAACTCTGCGCCAAGATATTTAATCGTTTAAGCAACATATCAGTTTCACGCTCAAAGGTATGATCCTTGTAACCTAATCTAGCATAAACATATTGACTTAGAAATGAACGATCCATGACGCAATTCATACCATAAAATCTCATATCGAATAGATATAATAATAGACTTGAATGATATGAATAAACTGCACAATTACGATCATGCTTAATACTTGATAGACGAAATAGAGTAGTATTAACTAATTGCTCCCTCAATAAATTAGTTACGCTACTCTTCCCCACAGCCGGACACCCCTCCACAATAATTAACTTCGGCTTTTCCATAAATCTCCCCCATTATTTAATTTCTAAATGAAACTTGTTTTTCTCCTAATTTA